GTGCCGGCATCGACGCAGAGCACCACCCAGAGCGCACCGAAGCGCCGTAAGATGACGATTGAGGACGCCCTGCGCTGGGCGATCCGCGACGAACTGCCGAAGCGCCGCCAGGACGCCCCGATCCGCGGGCCGCAGTGCGCGTCGGACCCGGTCTGGCGCATGGTCGCGATGGGCGGCCCGGTCGACAACTGGTCCCGTGAGCCGGGCATGCCGCCGGCCATGGGCGATCCTCACCCGGACGCCATAACGATCGAGGCGCACCTCCAGGTGCTCAGCGAGACGCTGAAGCGGGCGGCCGTCGGATCCGCGGTCTGCCCGCTCGATCTCTCGCCCTATCCCATCCAGGTCGCGCTGCGCGGCAAGGCCAGCCTTGAGGTGATGAGCTCCGCCGCGATGGACGCCACGCCCTCCTGGCTCGTGACCGGCGCGATCCGCAGGCCTCCTGAGATCGCCGGCGGCATCGAGGTCGAGCCGGTGATGGCCAAGAACAACAAGGTCGCCATCTGGCGGACCGTGCACACGACCTGCGGCGAAGGCCCGGACGGCAAACAGTGGTTCACCGGCCACGACGAAGTCGCGACCGTGAAGGGCGACAGCCGTGACACCGGCCTGTTCTGCAAACTGAACTACACCCGTACTGGCGTCGAGGTCCTCGAGGAGCAGCTGCGCTACGCCTACTGGCACGCGGCACTCGTCTACCTCGTGCCGGCGCTGCAGTTCCTGACTAGCATCGAGGTTCTGCCGCCCAAGGCGCCGATCGCGCCGTGGCTGGAGCCGGAGGAAGAAGAGCGAGCACCGCTGCCGAACCTGCGCCCGCGCCGTCACGTCGAGAGGGATCGCCGAGTGGCTGGTCGTCGTGCGGCACCGCTGCGGGCCTCGCCGGTCCGGAAGATCGACCTGCGAGATTGGACGCCGCCGACCCAAAGGACAGCTTGACCGGGTCTGAGGCTTGCGGTAGTTCGGATGCGCAGAAATTTAGGAAGGCTCTGGCGGAGACCCGCCGGGGCCTTCGTCGTTTCGGGCCGCGCGGCCCGTGCGAGATGGTGCGGCGTGCATCGCACGTGAAAAAGGCATCGCAGTAAGCCGGCCAGCCAGGACGCCCGAAAGACCCACAGCTGCCGTGAGGCAGGGGTTGAAGCTGTAGCCCCGGCCCGCACCTTCCCCATCCGCTCCCAAAGCGGATCAATCCTTGGTAGGCTCGCTCCCATGACGGATCCGCGGCCGTGACCGAACGCGACATCGTCGAGCGCCTGCACGGCCTCTGCCTTCTGGCGGATCGCCTGCGCGCTCCGAGTCACCGTCACACCCAGGAAGACTACGTCGCCGACCGCGACGAGATCCGCGATCACGCCCGTCGCTTCTATCGGGACCTGACGGGCAACTGGCCGGGCCACGAGGCCGATGCCGCTGGACCCGAGCGCCGCGCACGCCCGGCGGTCCCGACCGCTGTCCTGCGCCACCGTGAGCGCACCAAGGCCGCCCGCGCCGCCCGCGCCTGACGGTCTGCCCACACACCGATCCCGACCCCGCCCTCGCGCGGGGTTTTTCCATTTGGACTGCCCATGCCGCTCCGCCAGCGCCAAGCCACCGTCGCGATGTGCGACGCGGTGCTTGCCTGCCAGGCGTGCACGCCGGATCTCCGGCGCCGCGCCGAGCGCCTGCGCGCCCGCGTCTCCGGAGACTGCTCCCGGGTGAGCTTCGGCACCCTCGTCATCGTGGTGATCTGAGTGCAGTTGCAGGATACCCCACTGCGCGTCGGCGTCTCCGCGGATGTGCGGGGTTACTCCGCCTCCGAGCGCCTGGACGCAGGCAAGCCGACCCCGGCCGAGAAGCGCCGGTCCGGCCGCACGCGTCGCATGATCATGGACCTGCCGAAGAGCGGCGCGGTGGTGATCGTCCACTCGCCTTCCGTGATCGGCCTCTTCCGCGACCTCATCCGCGCGGTGCGCGGCGACGACGTCGCGAACGTCACGCGCGTCGTGGCGGCTCCCACCGTCCTCGACGAACTCGCCGTGGTGCGCGGTCTCAGCCTGCCGGTGTTCCGCGACCACTTCGTCGAGGAGCAGCGCGAGCACGCCCGCGGCGTCCTGCACGCCTGGAGGCAGTGATGCCCCGGCTCGTCGCGCGCTTGGCTCTGATGATCGGCTTGCGCCGCGCCGCGCCGATCCGCTCCTGGCGCGATCCGGCCCCGGCGCTGTGCATCGGGCGTCCAGTGCACGCCGGCCGCGCCCTGTCCGTCGGCGAAGCCCCCTGACATGGACGGCCCCTTCTTCGACTACGTGCCCGCGGCTGATGTCGTCACGCGCACCGCCGAGTGGCCGATCGCATCCAGCGCGGTCGCGCCGATGATCGCCTGGGCCATCGTCGCGCTGATCCTGATCAGCCTGACTGTCGTGCTTCTGCCGACCAAGAGCTCACGCCGATGACCATTCGCGGCCTGCTGGCGCTCCTCATCCTGGAGATGGCGCTGGCGACCGCGATCCTGCTCGGCGCCATGGGCCCGGGCCACGCCGCCGTCCTCGGCTGGCGCATCGAAGTCCAGGCCTGCACCAAGGCCTGCCGGGTGATGCTCGGCCGCGAGCGGACCGAGAGCAAGTACGTCTGCATGACGCGCGCCGGCCGCATCGCCGAGTTCGCCGACCTCACCAAGCTGCTGCCGGCCGGAGCGCGGATCACCGCCCGCTGCCTGCCCGTCGAAGGGATGCCCGGCGCATGAACACGGTCTTCGCCCTAATCCTGGTGTGCGCTGCCTCGACCGCGCAGCCCGAGTGCACGCGCGAGACCGCGCTCAACGTCGCCACCATCAAGGTGCCGTCCGTCTTCGCCTGCCTGATGACCGGCCAGACGACGGTCGCCCGTGAAGAGCTGCTCGGCGATGGCCGCTACACCAAGGTGGAGTGCGGCGGACGGCCATGAGCTCGCGTCGCCGCCTCGCATGGTCGAACGAACTCAGCCGGATCCGGTCCGATCGCTCGACCCGCCCCGAGGTCCGTGAGGAGCGCCTTCGCGCGACCCGCTCGTCGGCTGTCGCCCTGTCCGCGTGGCGTGGTGTCTCCGGACGCCGCTACGTCGTCGCCGTCTTCACGCTCGACCAGGCCGTCTCATCCGACGCGCCCGGCGCCGTGTTCCTGGCGGTCCGCCGCGGTGATGACGGCCTCGCCCGCATCGTCGGCGCCGGACATCGCGGCGCGATGTGGGAGGCCCTGGACTGGGCCCGGTCAGATCGCGCCAACGAACTGCACCTCTACCAGCTCGCCGAGTCGGACGAGGAGCGCGATCGCATCGTCGAGGACCTGGTAAGTGACGATGCGCTCTGAGCTGCGCCACCGCCTCGACCTCTGGTCGCTCCTCGACGTCTACCGCTGCACGGCGGAGATCTGGATCGAAGCCAACACCCAGCTGCCGTTCGCAATCGCGGACGCGTGGCTGACGCTGATGCGGGCCTGACCATGTTTCGGGCTTGGTACCGCCGGTTCGCGCTGGGGTGCGTGAAGGCCTTCGCGGCCTCGTAACGACCGCCGAAAACACGCCACGTCTGAGTATTCTTGAATAATCAGACAGCGGCCCGCGCCGCGTCCAAAACATTAACAATCACAGAGGTTTGCGGGTGGCTACAAGTAGCGCCCGCGCCCGCCGCGCGATCCGTAGGAATGCGGTCCAGGCGGCCGAGCGCGAGACCGTCCGCACTAAGGCTGTCGGCTACCTGCGGGTGTCGACCGAGGAGCAGGCGCAGTCGGGCTTCGGCCTCGACGCCCAGGAAGACGCGGTCCGCAAGTTCGCCGACGCGACCGGCCTTGAGCTGATCGACGTCATCGCCGACCCCGGGATCTCCGGCACGACCAAGCCGGCTGAACGCCCTGGGTTCAGCCGTGTGGTCGAGCTGGCAACGGAGCGCCGCTTCAGCGTGCTTTTGGTGAAGCGGTTTGATCGGCTGGCGCGCAACATCGCACTCGCGGTCACCACGTCCGCCGAGCTCGACACAGCGCACGGCGTGACGATCCGCTCGGTCACGGAGGCGATCGACACGGGCTCGCCTTCGGGCAAGCTCATCTTCTCGGTGTTCTCGGCCATGGCGGAGAACGAGCGCGACGCGATCGTCGAGCGCACCAAGGGCGGCCGGGTCCAGAAGGCCGGCCAGGGCGGCTTCAGCTGCGGCCGCATTCCGTTCGGCTATCTGTCCGACGGCAAGGGCGGCCTCGTCGTCGATCCGGACCGAGCCCCCGTGGTGCTCCGGATCTTCGAACAGAACGGCGCCGGCCGCACGGTCCGGGCGATTGCCGATGATCTGAACCGCGACGGTATCGTCTCGCCGAAGGGCGGGAGGTGGTGGCCGGGCACGGTCAGCTACGTCCTCAACAACCAGGTCTACGCGGGCCGCACCGAAGTGGTCTTCGTGACTGGCGGCGCGGTCACACACGTCAATCGAAAGGGCGCGCACGCCCGCATCGTCCGGTGAGCACCTTGGCCCAAGAGATCGACCGCCAGCTGGACCGCCTCGAAGTCCGGCACGGCGACATCCTGGTGCTGCGCACCCGCCAGAAGCTGCAGCTGGAGACGGCCGCGAAGTGGCAGGACGACCTGATCCGCATGTGCCGCGACGCCGGCGTCCGCGACGTCACCGTCCTCGTCCTCGACAACGCGACTGAGCTCTCGGTCGAGCGGCCCGCGACGCGCCTGGTGCAGCAGCACCGGGACGTGCCTCAGCTGATGCAGGGATGCTGATCATGGTAGACCAGGTCACGAACGAGCAGATCGCCGACCTCGGCCGCGACCTGCAGGCCGCCCGCAAGGCGCATCGCGCCGCCATCGAGCAGCTGAGCGACGCCCATCGCGCCGTCCGCGCCCGAGAGCTTGACGTCTGGGCCGCCGAGCGCCTCGCCATCCGGTTGCACACGCGTTTTCTGGCGCTCGTCGACCGCACTGCCGCATGAGGCCTCAGATGCATCAGCGCCAATCACCTGCCGATCGCCCGCAGGCCCTCTGCATCCAAGAGCTACGTCACGGCGGGTACGTCGTCACCGCCTTCCCGCATTTCCACCACGAGGTGGAGTTGCTGGCGGCCTTCACCCGCCTTTCGGACGCGGTGAGCTGGATGGAAGATGCCATGCGGGGTGCGCTCGCGGAGGCCAAGCCGGAGGCCGCGGCAGGTGGAGTGCTCGGATGAAATTCATCCGCATCCTCGACCCGCGCACCGGCAAGGTGGTCGCGATCCCGGTGCCAGCGAAGGGCACGCGCTGAATACGGCGGCCCCATGCTGAAGCTCGACGCCAGCGAGTTCGGCTTGAAGGCCGAGGCCGTCGGGCGCGCCGCCAAGCAGGTCCCGTTCGTCGCCGCCTTCGCGCTGACCAGCGCGATGAAGGATGCCCGCGAGGCCGAGCGCGAGACCATGCGGTCCGTGTTCGACCAGCCGTCGAACTTCACGCTCAACAGCCTGATGGTGCGGCCGGCCACGAAGCAGCGGCTCTCGGCCGAGCTCGGGTTCAAGGAAGGCAACGGCTCGATCCCGGCTTGGAAGTATCTCGGCCCTCAGGTCGCCGGCGGCACGCGCCGCCACAAGCGGTTCGAGGTCTTGCTGATCCGCAAGGGCCTGATGCTCGCGGGCGAGTTCGCGGTGCCGAGCACGCGCTGCCCGAAGGACGGCAACGGCAACGTGTCGGGCGCCTTCATCACCCGCATGCTCTCTGCGCTCGGCGCCCAGTCCGACCGCTACCAGAACAGCACGCCGCGTTCGAAGCGCCGGAACGCAGGGCGCAACGTCGAGTACATCGTCTTCCGCAACCACGGGAAGGCGCCGGACGGGATCTACCTGCAGAAGGACAAGTTCGCGGTCCCGATCTTCCTGTTCGTGAAGGGCGTTAGCTACAAGAAGCGCTTCCCCTACTACGAGAAGGCGGGCGCCGTGGTGCCGGCCGCGTACCGGAAGCACTTCCGGGCGGCCTGGGAGCGCTTCGTCGTCAACGACGTGCGGCGGAAGGGCTGATCGCGTAGAGGCTGATGACGCTCAATTGCAGGTCTCTCTGCGGACCGCGGTGCGGTCGCCCGTGGCATCCTCTCTGTTCTCGGCCACAGTGGTGCAGCCATCGCCGTAATCGTGCCTCGTGAGTGTCTTGTCTTCATCTGTCGGATGTTGGACCACGATGGGAGCAGGGTCGTCCCTTTGAACGGTAATCGATTGCGCTTGAGCGACTGCCACTCCAAAGAGCAACAGCCAGCCGGCAGTTGAAATCAGCGTTTGACGCATTTCAGCACCCTGTAGACATGAGTATCTATCCGAACGGAGCTCAGAGTTGGCCGTTCCGGCTCTCGATCTCTGCTTGCAGGGATGGTTACCGGGAACGGCGCGGGAAAGCCCTTCGGAGGGCGCCCCCGTCCAATCCCAGGGTCCTTCCCGGGAGGGGGGGCCGGTGAGGGAAATTCGGACCCCAGTGGTTCACCGTCTCTGAAATTTTGAGAACCGGGGTTGTTGTTGATGTCCGGCGCGATCGACGGTCGGCTGCTCAACCGCATCGAGCTCGCCAAGATCTTCGCCGTCAGCACCAACACCATCTCGACATGGGTCGAGAAGGGCTGCCCGTACGTCGAGCGCGGCAGCAACGGCGTCGAGTACCAGTTCGACTCGGCGGCCGTGATCGACTGGAAGATCCAGCGCGCCGTCGAGAACGTGGCGATGAGCGCCGGCGACGACAGCAGCAAATCTCGGCGGGAGGACGCCGACTGCCGTCGCGCGGTGGCCAACGCGGTCGTGGCCGAGATCGGCGCGGACGAGGCGCTGAAGTCCGTCGTCTCACGGCACGATGCGATCGCCGACCTGGCGACGTTCTGCCAGGTCCTCCGGACCGGCCTGTCGAACATGGCGGCCAAGATCGCTGCCCGCGCCACGACGATGGACAGCGCTCCCGAGATCGAGGCGCTGGCCCGCAAAGAGACCAATCGAGCCTTCGCGGCCGCCAGGCTGGAGCTCGGCCGCCGCTGGCTCCCGGAGAGCGACGCTGACGATGAGCCTCACGGAGCGGATCAACACCCACCGGAGGGGTGAGTACCCGGCCGGGCGCGAAGCCCTGCGCGGGTCGATCGACGCGCTGTTCGATGAGGCGCTGGCCTTCAAGGTGGAGATGAGCGGCTCGGCCTGGGCCGAAAAGTTCGGGCGCATCCCGAAGAGCACGGGGGCGGAGAGCGGCGAGGTGACCCTCTACGGGTACCAGCGCGGGCTCGTTGACGCCTTCTGCGACCCGACGATCCCGCTGGTGTCGGTGCTGAAGGCGGCGCGCGTCGGCTACACCCGCTGCGCGCTGCTGGCGCTGGGCTACCACCTCCACCAGGAACCGACGCTGTGCGCGTTCGCGCAGCCGGTGGCGAAGGATGCAGAGGAGTTCGGCGCCACCGAGATCGCGCCGATGCTGCGCGAGACCCCGGTGCTGGCCGAGATGCTGCGGCCGGTCCGAAAGGGCCATAAACAGGACAGCAACACCTTCTTCCAGCTGTCGAACGGCGCGATCGTGCGGGTGCCCGGCGCCGCCTCGGACGACGCCTTCCGGCGCTACTCGGCCCGTTTCCAGGTCGGCGACGAGTACGACGCGGACGGCTGGACCCCGGGCGCCGGCAGCCAAGGCGACAAGGCCAAGCTGTTCTGGACGCGCGGGGAGACCTTCTACAACCGCAAGCAGATCTTCGGCTCGACGCCGCTCCTGGAGAGCACGAGCCGGATCTGGAAGCGCTGGCTGGCCTCGGACCAGCGCCGGTACTTCGTGCCCTGCCCGCGCTGCGGCGTGTTCCAGTACCTCGACTGGGGCGGAAAGGATCTGCCGCACGGGATGAAGTGGGACCTCGGCCCGGACGGATCGCTCAAGGACGTCTGGTACCAGGGCACCTGCGGCCACACGGTCGACGAGGGCCGCAAGGCCTGGATGGACGAGAACGGTATCTGGCGGCCGACCGCGGTCCCGAAGACGCCCCACGCCGGCTTCCATCTCTGGACCGGCATGTCGCTGAACGCGAACGCGGCCTGGCCCGTGATCGTACAGGAGTGGCTGGAAGCCTGCGACGACCCCGCCGGCAAGGTCCAGACGTTCAACAACAACGTGCTCGGCCGGGTGCATCGGCAGAGCTACGGCCAGGAGATCCGGCCGGACACCTTCCTGGAGCGCCGGGAGGCCTACGGTGCCGAGATCCCGGATTGGGTCCGCACGCTCACGCTCGGCGGCGACGTCCAATCCGGCGCCAACGCCCGCGTCGAGGGCGCGGTCTGGGGCTGGGGCGCGGGTCTCGAATGCGCGCTCATCGGCCACTTCGTCCTACCAGGCGACCCGGCGAAGCCCGAGGTCTGGCAGAACCTCGACCGGCTGCTGCTGCGCGGGTTCGCGCCGATCCTGATGCGGCCGGCCAGGGCTCATTGACTGGGGCGGCCTCGCTCCCGGCGTCGCCGGCGTACGCCGGGGCCGCGCAGCTCGCCGCGGTCGGGTCGGCCGGCCTCGCCCAGCTCCCGGGCGCGGCGGCCGCTTCCTCGGCGATCCTCGCCAGCGCCGCGGCGCTCCTCGATGCGGTGGGCGCGCAGGCCTCCACGGGCGGCGCGCAGGCCTACAGCGCGGCGGTGAGCCTCGCGGCGCAGGCGCTGGCGCAGGCCTCGGGTTCCGGTTCGGTCGCGGTCTCCGCTTCGCTGCCGGCGTCCCTCGGCCTCTCCGGGGCCGCGGCCGGGCTCTACGCGGGCGCGGTGGCGCTGGCGCAGGCGGAGGGCCAGGGCGCGCAGGCGCAGGCCGTGGCGGTCGCCGCGGCGGCGCTCGCCGCGGTGCTGGGCACCGACCTGCGCACCGACGGGGCGCAGGCCTACACGGCGACCGTGGCGCTCGCGGCATCCGTCCTCCAGGCCGCCACCGCCCGGACCGGGACGGCCGCCCTCGCCGCGCTCGCCGCCGCGGCCGGCGCGGGTGTGGCGGGCTCCGCTACGGCGAGCGCATCCGCCGGGCTCGCCGCGGTCGCGGGCTCGACCCACGCCGGCACCCTCGGCGCCAACGCCGCCGCCGCCCTGGCGGCGGGCGCGAGCGTCTCGGCGCAGGCGGCGCTCACCATCGCGGCCTCGACGACGTTCCAGGCCGCGACCCGGGCGCTGGCGACCGGCGGCCTCGTCGTCACCGGCACGCTCACCCTGCCGGCGGCCCCCGGGCTCGCCGGACAGTCCACCACCGCGGTCGGACCGAGCCTCGCCTTCACGGCCCGGCTCGACCAGACCGCGGCCTCGACCATCAGCGGCGCGGCCGCGGCGCAGCTCGCCGCCCAGGCCGCGCTGCAGGCCCTCCTCCAGGTGGGCGACCCCTACGCGGATCTCCCGCGGCTGCAGGGGCTGCGCACCGTCACCCTCACCCTCGAAGGCCGGCGGCAGGGCACGCGCACCCTCGCCGGCACCATGCAGGTCACGCTGACCCTGCAGGGGCTCACGCGCCACTAAGGACTCACGACATGCAGGGACGTTTGGGCGCCGGCCTCGCGGCCGTGGGCGGGGCGATCGCGCGCGCGCTGCTCGGCGGTGCCGTCATGCCGCGCACCTTCCACACCCTCCAGTGCATCGGCCCCGACGGGCAGGTGAAGTGGGAGGAGACCATCGAGAACCTGACGGTCAACACTGGTCTGGCCGACATGCTCTCCAAGTACTGGAAGGGCTCGAACTACACGGGCGCGTTCTACGCCGGCCTCAAGGGCACCGGCACGATCGCGGCCACCGACACCATGGCGAGTCACGCCGGCTGGACCGAGGTGCAGGGCTACTCGCAGGCCGCACGCCCGGCGCTGGTGCTGGGCTCGGTCACCGGCACGACCACCGCCTCGCTCGACAACTCGGCCTCGGTGGCGAGCTACAGCATCAACGCCACCGTCACCGTGGCCGGCGCCTTCATCACCACCGATAGCACCAAGGGCGGCACCGCCGGCATCCTAATCGGCGCGTCCGACTTCGCCACCCCGCGCTCGATGGGGGCCGGCGACACGCTCAACCTCACCACTTCCTTCACCAACACCAGCGGCTGAGCGCAACCGCTCCGCCGTCTGCCCTGCCGCTCGCTCAGATCGGAGATCCGCGCCCATGAAGGCCGTCCGCTTCCTCACCACCGTCGAGCACCGCTTCGTCCATGAGAAGGACGAGGTGGTCTCCGCCCTCAACGACGTCGCCGCCCTCGGCGCACGGATGATCGCGCAGGCCGACGTCCCCGATCTCGACATGCTCGCCTCCGTCTGGAAGGTGCTTGAGGGCGCCGAGATGAGCGTGCCGGAGAAGTGTGCGGCCAAGCTGATCCTGCTGGGCTACGCCGAGCTGGCGGCCGACCCGGTCGCGGCTCCGGTTGTGGAGCCGGCTCCGGTCGCTGAGGCCGTCCCCGTCGCCGCGCCGACTGCCTGACCATGGCCGCCCCCCGAAACGGCCCGGCCCGCGATCAGACCATCAGCGTCTTCCAGGGCGCCGGGGTCCAGTACACGGTGCCGATGAGCGATCCGGACGGCACCCGCCCGGATCTGACCGGCGCAACGGCCGCCTGGTATCTCGGCGCGATGCCGGTCGGGCGGTCGCAGGGCCCGCAGTTCTACGTCGCGGACGCGCCTGAGTCCTTCACGAAGCCTCTGCCGATCGTGGCCGACCCGGCCGTGCCCGGCGCGTTCATGGTGGTCCTCGCCATCGCGCCGACCGACTACGCCGGCTTCTCGCCGCTCGGCTCCTACCAGCACGAGATCTGGATCACCGAGGTCGGCAAGGATCCCTATCCGGCGACCATCGGCCCGTTCGTGATCCACGGCACCGTCAAGGGCGCGGCCACCTCAGTCTGAAATGGAGCCGTGCACGGCCGTCGGCGAGCTCCCGACTGCGCGCTGTACAGTCTCAAGATCGACGCCGATCTTGCCACCGTTTTCGCCGTGCACGCGCGGCCAGTGATGACGCCGCGTCAGCGCCTCGATGTGCTCGACGCTGCAGCCGCAGTGCAGGGCGAGCTCCTGCGGACTGTACCACTCCTTGGCCAGTGCGGGTGCGGTCACGGTCTTCTCCTTCGAGGCGAGCGGCAGGTCTGAGCACCTAACGCGCCGCGCCCGATCCTGACACCTTCGGAGATCCATCATGCTCCTGCAGCGCCTCGCGCTGCGGGCAGTGGTCGCTTGCGCGCTGCTGCTCGCCCCCGTGTCCGCTCGCGCCTGGGAGGGCCGCGTCTCCTGGTATGGCTCCGAGCACGGACAGGCGAAGAACGACGTCGCCTGCAGCCGCCGGACCGTCGGTCACCTCGCCGGCCGCTACAACCCGCAGGGCATGACGGCGGCGCACTGGACGCTGCCGTGCGGGACCCGGGTGCAGGTGACCGACCTCGCGACCGGCCGCAGCGTCGAGGTCACCGTCAACGATCGGGGGCCGCATCCGCGCCTGCACCGCACCCTCGATCTCGCGCAGGGCGCGGCCGAGCGGCTGGGGATCGTCCACCGCGGCGTGATCCACGCGCGACTCGCCATCATCGGCACGCCCGGCGCTGGCCGTCTGCGTCTGGCGGCCTCGCGCTGATGCCGATCCGGATCCTGGTGGCACTGGCAGCCACGTTGGCGATCGCCGCGCCGGCCACCGCATCTTCGCGCCCCCATCTGCCGCCCCGGCCCAGCACCGCGAGCCTCCTGGCGGCCGCGCCGATCGCGCCGAACGGCACGCTCATCCGCGACGGGGAACGCCTGCGCACGCTGGAGCTCGACGAGCTCGCGCCGCTGCGCCTGCGCTTCACCATCCCCTTCTGAACCCTGGTGCCCGTCATGACCGACTTAAAGCGGATCCTGCCCGCAGTCGCGCCGCACGCGCGCGCCGACATCGTGGCGGCGTTCGTGGCGGCCGACGACCGGATCGCGGCCGCCGAGATCACCACGCCGCTGCGCATCGCCCACTTCGTCGCCCAGGTCGCCACGGAGACCGGCGGCCTGACCAAGCTCGAGGAGAGCCTGTTCTACACGGCCGAGCGGCTGTGCGCGGTCTGGCCGAAGCGGTTCCCGAGCCTGGCCGCGGCCAGGCCCTACGCCGGCAACCCGAAGGCGCTGGCCGAGAAGGTCTACGGCGGTCGCCTCGGCAACGTGCAGCCCGGCGACGGGTGGCGATACCGCGGCGGCGGCGCGCTCCAGACCACGGGCCGCGCGAACTACCGCGCCGCCGGGTTCGAGGCCAATCCGGACAAGCTCCGAGCCCCCGCCGGCGCGATCGCGGCCGCGCTCACCTACTGGACCGACAACGACTGCAACGCGCTCGCCGATGCCGACGACGTCGAGGCCCTGCGCCGGCGGGTGAACGGCGGGACGATCGGGCTCTCCGAGTGCCGCGCCTACCTCGCCAAGGCGAAGGCGGCGCTGCGGGTGATCCCGGCCCAGGCGAGGCTCAAGGCGCTGCGCTACCCCGTCGGCAAGGTCGACGGCGATCACGGCGACCGCACCACGGCCTCCGTGCAGCTCCTGCAGAAGAAGGCCGGCTTGCCCGTCACAGGCGAGCTCGACGATGACACGCTCGCCGCGCTCGACACCGCTGAGGCCCTGCCCGTCGCGGCCAAGGACGCGAACCTCGCCCGCAGCCGCACGGTCCAGGGCGCGGGTGTGGCCGGGTCCTTCGGCTTCGCCGAGGTCGCCCAGAGCGTCAGCGAACTGAAGGACCAGGCCGAGAGCGCGCAGGCCCAGATCTCGGCCGGCACCGTCTTCGGCTTCATCATGGGCGCGCTGATCGTCGCCGGCGCGCTCTACGCCCTCTACGCGCGCTGGGACGATGCCGGCCGGCCCGTGCCGGGCTTCCTCGCGCGCCGCTTCCCCAAGCTCACCGGAGCGCGCCGCTGATGTTCGACTTCTCCTGGACCGCCATCCTCTTGGCGGTCGCGCCCCTCCTATGGGCCGCGATCTCGCCGGTGGCGCTCAAGATCCTGGCCGCGGCCCTCGCCGTCCTGGTGATCGGGCGGATCGTGCTGCCCGCGCGCCTGCGCATTGTCGCCGTCACGGCCGCCGCCGGCGTCGCGGCCTTCGCCTTCTGCTGGCAGGTCGCGGTGACCGATGGGGCGCAGCGCATGCTCGCCCACGATCACGCCGTGGCGCTGCAGGCGGAGCAGCTGCGCGCCGAGAAGGCGGAGGCGATCACCCACGAGGCGCTGGAACTGCGCGCCCGCGACCAGGCCGCTCACGACGCCGACCTCTCCAAGATCAAGGAACTGACCGATGCGCTCGCCCGTGATCCGCGCCGCGACGGCGTGTGCGTTCCTCGGCCTCTCAGTCGGCGGCTGCGCCAGCTTTAGGAACGAGCCGCCCGCGATCGATCCGCTCGCGCCAGCCGATATCCGGGTCACCCTGCCCGAGCCGCCCCAGGGCGTGGCCGCGTGCCTGCGTGAGACCTTCCCGGATATCCCGGATCGATCGCTGACCCGGGCCGACGTCGTGCGCATCATCGGCCGGGCCAAGGTGCTGGACCGGTCGAAGGCGGCCTGCGGGGAACGGGCTGTGGCCTGGATCACGGCCGTGCGGCGCGATTTCGCCAAGCCCTGACCGACACCAAGGCCTGCGAAAGTTTCGCGAGCCTTCTACCCCTCTCCCACGCGGTGGAGGGGCACCCGCGCGCGACCGGAATACCGGCGCGACGCCTCTCCGGCCGTGGGGGCCGCGACCATGACCCAGAACCTCCAGCAGACGCAGCAGATGCAGTCGCCGCCGCTGATCGGCAACCTGGAGGCTCGGCTGGAACGCCAAGAGACCCGCCTCGACGGCTTCGGCTCGATCCTCGACAATGTCGTGAAGAGCCTCGGTGCGCTGAGCGATAAGCTCGATCGGCGCAGCGCCACGCCCTGGGCGGTGATTTGGGGCGCGATGGGCACGTGCGTGACCGTCGCCGCCCTGATCGGTGGCCTCGCGTTCTATCCACTGAAGGACGGGCAGGCCGACCTCAAGAGCTCGTTGCTGCTGATCCAAGACAAGGCCGACAAGCGCATCGAGGCGCTGGCGGCCAACCAGGTCACGCGCGCTGAGCACGAGGTCCACTGGCGCTCTCAGGACCGGGACTACGACTTCATGCGCGACCGGATCGGCCGGGTAGAGAACCGGGCCGTGAAGGGGATCGACGAGATGAAAGCGCGCATGGACCGACTTGAGGATCGCGTCGTCTCCCGCAGCGAGGTACTCGCCCGCAACGAGGCGCAGGACCGAGTGACTAGCATGCTGCGCGGCGAAGTCGACGAGCACATCCGCGCGTTCAACGAGCGGCAGCAGCGAAGGATTGATGCGCTGGAGAACACTCCGCGTCGGTAGCGCTGCTTCACAGCCTACGTCACACCGCTTCGGGCGCCCTGGCTTCGGCCAGGGCGCCTTTTGTCGTTCTAAAGCACTATAAAGAAATCATCTGTCGATGCCCGAGGGCTCGATCTGTTGTTTTTTGTATTCCTGCATCTGTAACTCAAAGGCTTCGAAAAATGTCTCGCACAGTTCATCGAAATCTTTTGCATCTTGGTTGCTGAGAGCCTTTTCATCGGCATGGACAGCCATAAAACTCAGGTCGCGTATTTTTGAATATACATCATAGAGCGGATAAGATCCTTGATAGGGCCTCAGGTCGACAAATATGAAATCTGCAGGTATCTTCCTTTTGCTAAGCGGTAATTTGCTGATTGAAACTGACATTTTATTTTCAAGGTCTACATATCGACTGCGGATTTTGTCCCGAGGCAAAACTCCTCTCGATTTCGACTCATTAGAGATCGTAATTACTTCATCATTTTCGACAATAACTTCTAATTTATTCTGAGCCTCACGGACTTCGTCGCGAAACTTAGCGCCGCCGCCACCAGGGAGTGAAATCTCCTGAAGTCGCTTTGCTAGTGCGCTTAGTTGGTGTCTCAATAAATACAAAAGATACGCGATCACGGCCGGCCATGCGAGCGAGCCTACGATGCTTGAGATGAACTGAAACAGATCCACCGTATAATTTCTCCTGATCGGAAAGCATCTGAAGCTGACTCATCTGCTCGTCGGTCACAGCTAGTCCGCCCGCACCTCGCTCCGGCCCAGCTGAGAAAGCACATAGCGCCCAGCCGCTGTCAGGTACCACGCCGACCGCGTGCGCCCTGGGCCGCGAGTGACGCGCGACTCGACCAGTCCCATCTCGACCAGCATCGGCATGACGGACGGGTGCACCTGCATCCGGAGGCCGCCGGGGTTGGCCGCGACGGCGCGCAGGGCCTTCAGCGCGAGGCCGCGGACCGGGGCGTGCGGTTCGGTAGGCATGCCGGCGGG